ATCTGAATATTCAGATCGGCATGGGCACCCACGCGGAAACGTGGATCGGTGCGACGGTCTGGCCGGTTGATGTGCCGCAGGTGACGCTGGAGCAGCTGCTGGATCAATCTGACTGCATCACGGCCGGGATCGACGGCGGCGGTCTGGATGACCTTCTGGGGCTGGGGTTGGTGGGGCGCCACCAGGAAACACGGCGATGGTACGGGTGGGCGCGCGCCTGGGCACAGCCCGAGGTTTTAAAGCGGCGCCAGGACATTGCCAGCCAGTTGGAGGATTTCGCGAAACAGGGTGATGTGATCCTGTGCGATGACGCCTCGCAGGATTTGCGTGAGGTGGCCGAAATTTGCAGCCGGATCCACAAGGCCGGTCTGTTCCCTGAGAAATACGGGATCGGTCTGGATCCCGCCGGGATCACGGCGCTGGTCGATGAACTGGTGGCCAAAGAAATGCAGGATGATTTGCTGTCCTCTATCAGCCAAGGCTGGCGCCTGTCTCCCGCGATCCAAGGCTTGGAGCGCAAGCTGCGGGATGGGTCTTTCGTGTCCTGCGGTCAGGAAATGCTGACTTGGTGCGTGGGCAATGCAAAAACCGTGGATCGCGGGAACGCGGTCGCGGTTGAAAAGGCGGTGTCGGGCCGCGCGAAAATTGATCCTCTGATCGGGATTTTTAACGCGGTCTTCCTGATGAGTCGCAATCCGGTCGCCAAAGGTGGCGGCCTGGATGATTTCCTAAGCAATCCGGTGTTGGTGATATGATCGCAGCGAGACTAATCAAAGCGGCCGCCCGGGCCGTGCGAAACGAACTTGCAGCCGGGCAATCTGGTTGGGTCAACGCAAACGATGCAGCCGCGTCGGTGACTGTCTCGGGCGTTGCGGTGGGCCAATCCACTGCCATGACAATCTCGGCCGCGTTTGATTGTGTGCGCAAGAATGCGCAGGCGGTCGCCACGCTGCCGCTGGCTGTCTATGAGCGCCAGCCGGACGGATCGAAACACCGTATTGAAACCGACCTGTCAGAGATCCTGACGGTTTCGCCGTGCCCGGGTATGACAGCCGTTGATTATTGGGAGGGCATGGCCGCCCAAACGGTTTTGAATGGCAACGGCTATTCGGAGCGATTGGAAATCGGCAACCGGCTGGTGGGCTTGCGGCCGTTGCAGGGTGTCACACCCCGGCGCCTGCCGAATGGAGAGTTTGAATATTCGTTCATAGATCGCGGCAAGCGCGAGGTGCTGCCCGCGCAGAAGGTGTTTCATGTGCGTGGCTTCGGGGCTGGGACGGGCCTTGGCCTGTCTGCGATCAAATATGGGGCGAATGCCTTTGGGGCTGCCGTGGCGGCGGATAACTCAGCCAGTGAGGTGTTCAAATCGGGCCTGATGGCCAGCGGTGTGGTCACGTCTGATCAGACCTTGACGGACCCCCAGAGGACGACCTTGGAGCGCATTCTGGAGACCTACCGAGGTTCTAAGAACGGCGGCAAGATCATGGCGTTGGAGGCGGGGTTGAAGTTTCAGCCGCTGCAGATGAACCCCGAGGATGTGCAGCTGCTGGACACGCGCCGGTTCAATGTCGAGGACGTGTGCCGCTGGTTTGGGACGCCGCCGGTGATCGTGGGGCACGCGGCGCAAGGTCAGACCATGTGGGGCAGCGGTGTTGAGGCGATCATGCTGTCATGGCTGACGCTGGGCCTAAACCCAAGCCTGCGCAAGATCGAGGCGCAGGCGCGTCTGGACCTGATCCCGCGCGAACGCCGCCGCCGGTGGTTTGTCGAGTTTAACCGCGAGGCGCTGCTGCAAATGGACAGCAAGGCCAAGGGCGAGTTTCTGAGCAAAATGGCAAGCTCTGCGACCATGACCGCGAATGAGCGGCGGGCCAAGCTGAACCTGCCGCCCCATTCGGATCCCTCGGCCAATGACCTGCTGGCGCAGGGCGCCATGCTTCCAATTCAGGATCTGGGAAAGGACTAATCCATGGGAAATCGCAATCTTCCACGCGCTACAATTCCGGGCCGCCCCGGTGTTTCCAGCAACCTGACGCCAAGCGCGGCGCAGCGATGGAACCCGGATCTGCGGGCCGCTACCGCTGAGGGTCCCGAGGTGGCCACCGTTTCGGTACTGGATCCGATTGGCGCGGATATGTGGGGCGATGGTGTCACGTCCAAGCGGATCGCGGCGGCGCTGCGGTCCATTGGGGATCGTGACGTGGTGGTGAATATCAATAGCCCGGGCGGTGACTATTTCGAGGGGCTGGCCATCTACAACCTTTTGCGTGAACACAAGGGCAAGGTGACGGTGCGGATCCTTGGGATGGCCGCCTCTGCCGCGTCGGTGATCGCGATGGCCGGTGATCAGGTTCTGATCGGCCGGGCGGCCTTCCTGATGATCCATAACACATGGGTTGCAGCCGCTGGCGACCGCCATGCGTTCCGCGATGTGGCGGATTGGCTGGAGCCGTTCGACCAAGCGGCGGCCGAGGTTTACGCGGCCCGCACCGGCCAGACCGTCGCGCAGATCGCGCAGCAGCTGGACCGGGAAACGTGGATCGGCGGTGGCGCTGCGGTGGAGCAGGGGTTTGCCGATGGGTTGCTGGACAGTGATGTGGTGGAAAGCGCGCAAGCCTCCGCCGACCTGTCGCCCATGGCCGCGCAAAAGAAACTGGATCTTTTTCTAGCCTGTGGGATCCGCATTCCGAAATCTGACCGTCGCGATCTTGTGGCGGCGATCAAAGGCGGGGGCACGTCAGGCGCTGCCCCCGCAAACGGCACGTCTGGCGCTGCCGTGGCTGCGTGGGCGCAAGGTGCGCTTATCAAAATCAACTCACTGTAACTGAGGAAATCAGACATGAAAAAATCCATGATGCCCGCCATCGCAGTGGCGGCAATGATCCCGGCTGCGCCCTCCTCGGCTGTTCTGCTGTCCGGTTTGCGCAATGAAGCGGCGGATCCGGAGCGCCTGCTGCGCGAGGTCAACCAGAAACTGGACAGCCTGAATGGCGAGGTGAAACAGACCGCAGAAGATGCGCTGAAACAGGCCAAACAGGCCGGTGATGTTTCGCAGCAGACCAAGCGCCAGGCCGATCAGCTGCTGACCGAGCAGACTGCGCTGAAACAAACTGCGGACAAGATCACCGAACAGCTGGAGGGGCAATCGGCACAGCTCCTTGAGTTGTCGCAGTCGGTCGCTGCAGGTACGGGGCGCGGTGGTTCTGCTGCGATTATGACCATGGGGCAGGCGGCGCTCGCCGAGGGGAGCGAGCAGATCAAGGCATTCCTGGACAACGGTGCAAAGGGCAGCCTGCAGATCCCGGTCAACAATGCCATCACCTCGGCCTCTGGGTCTGGCGGTGGCCTGATTACTGGCGATGAAGAACGCGCGCCAGTGAACATGGCCCGCCGTCGCCTGCGGATCGTCAACCTTTTGAGCCGTGGGCGTACCGGGTCCAATCTTGTGACGTTTCGCAAACAGGTGCTGCGCACCGATAGCACGGCAGCCATCGCAGAAGGCGGCACCTATCCGGCCTCGTCCTTTGGCTGGGAAAAATCGGACGCCAAGGTGAAGAAAATCGGTGCTGTGACCAACATCACCGAGGAGACCATGGCAGACGCGGATCAACTCCAGACCGAGATCGACGTGGAGCTGCGCTATGGGCTGGATCTGGAGGAGGAAAAGCAGATCCTCGCAGGGGATGGCATTGGTGAAAACCTGCACGGCCTGATCCCAAACGCGACCGGCTTTGCTGCGGCTGCAGGTCTGCCGAACCAGACCCGGATCGACCGTCTGCGCCTTGCGGTGCTGCAGGTGGTGCTGGCGGATTACATCCCCACCGCCTTTGTTTTGAACCCGCTGGATTGGGCGGCCATTGACCTGCTGAAAGATGCAGAGGGCCGCTATATCTTCGGCAATCCGCACGCACAGTCCACGCCGATGCTTTGGGGCAAGGATGTGGTGGAAAGCGCCACCATGACCCAGAATGAATGGCTGACCGGCGATCTGGAAATGGCCGCGACTTACTATGATCGCAGCGAGGCCGAAGTGCTGATTTCCTCGGAACACGATCAGAATTTCGTCGAGGACATGCTGACCATGAAAGCCCGCAAGCGGGCCGCGTTGGCGCACAAGCGCCCGGCCGCCATGGTTGCTGGCGATTTCACCTTCGCCTGATCTGTCCGCTTGTCGATCTGACGTGACCCGCCCGGGGTGATCCGGGCGGGTTTTCTATTCAACGCAAAGGGGGAAAGCCCGTGTTTGTGAAAGTAAGCCAAACCCGCCACACCAAAATCGGCACCCTGCGGCCCGGGGTTTATGAAAAGGCCAAGCTGGGCGCGGACGGTGCCAAGGTGATCAAGGCGCTGATCGAGGCCGAGGATCCGGCCTTGAAGGAGATCAGCAAAAAGGAAGCCGAGGCCGAATTGGACAAAGTCAAATCGCTTATGCCGACGAAAGTCGAGGATCTGAAAGTCGGTCCTGCTGCAAAGCCCGACCCCGATGTGGCCACCGATGCTAAGGCGGCTGCGCCCGGAGGGGGCGCAACAGGCCAGGTGACTGCGAAATGACCCAGATCGCGCTGGAGAATATGAAAGTGCACCTTGGGGTGCCCGAGGATGATCTGGGCCATGATTCTCTGATCACAGGCTATATGGACGCGGCCGAGGATCATGTGCTTCGCCACCTCCGGCGCGATTTGGATGAGGAATTTCCCGAGGGATGGCCGTCAAGTGTGCTGCAGGCCATTCGTCTGCTGGTTGCGCATTGGTATGTAAACCGCGAGGCGGTCGCGCCCGGTGTCATGGCAGAGGTGCCCTATGGGGTGAAAGCCATGCTGGCGCCCTATCGTGAGTTCGGGGCGTAGGCATGGGGGCGGGCAAGTATCGCGATGCCGTGTTGGTCGAGCGCATGGCCGCAGGTGGCGGTCGTGACCGTTATGGAAATTTGCAGCCGGGTGACTGGGTGCCGCTGTTCTCTGCCCGGGGGTGGCTGCGCCAGACGTCTGGCAAAGAGAAAATTGCAGCCGGTCGGCTGGAGGATACAGCGACGGCGACGCTGCGGATCCGCGCAAGTCTGACAAGCCCGGCGTGGGGGATCACCGGCGCGGATCGCGTCAAGGTGCGCAGTCAGATCTGGGCCATCAAAGGCGCGCCGATTGATCCCGAAGGACGCGGCGAATGCGTCGAGTTGTTGCTGGAGCGCGGGGGTGCGGTTGAATGAAGGTTGAGGGCCATAAAAAACTGATCCGCAAGCTGTCTTCGCTGCCGGATGCGCAGCGGCGCCACGTCCGAAAGTCCATCGCCACCAGCACCGAGGAAGGCGCCCGGGTGGCCCGCGTGTTGGCGCCAAATACCACCGGCGAAACCCGCGATGAGATCACCACGGAATACCATGACAACGGCATGGTGGGCGAGGTGGTGGTGATCGCCTCCGATGCGCCGCAGGCGGACAAAGACCGCGCCTATTCTGTCGAACACGGCCGCAAGAAGGGCGACCGGGGCACCACCGAAGGAAGCCACCATGTGCAGCGCACCCGGCAATACCTCGGCAAGAAGTTTCGCAATCGCATAAGCCGCGCCGTGCGCAAGGCTGCAAAAGAGGTGGCAAGTCGTGGCTGACGGATATGTGACCGCGACCATGGCGGGGCTGATCGCTGCGCTTCTGGCCGATCCCGGTGTGACCGGGATTGTCGGTGATCGGGTGGTGGATGAGCCGGGCGAGGGGATCGGATTTCCCTATATCCGCCTCGGTCGTCTTGAGCCGGTGGCAGATGACACCGACGGCACGCTAGGCGCATTAGTGCAGGCTGGTCTGGTCGTTCATTCCCGCCCCGGTCAGTCCGGTGGGCGGGTGGAGGCCGCGCGGATCTGCGAGGCGATCCAAGCCGGGTTGCATCGCTCTGAAACGCTGATTTGCGACGGTTTCACTGTCGTGGATGTGGAGGTGCAGACCTGGGCCGTAGACCGTGCCCGGGACGGCAAATCCTATGAGGGCCGCGTGGCCCTGACTGTGCGCCTTAGCGCCTGATGCTGCCCGGCGGGGTGGTTTCCCTTTCAATCTGAATAATAAAGGAGGATCCGGCATGTCTGGACCGAAAGTGGGCCGCGCGTGGCTCTTGAAAATCTCTGACGGTGCGGGCGGGTTCATCGCCTTGACCGGGATCACCGGCAAGTCGCTGGACATCAATGGCGAGCGCATTGACGCCACGGTGCCGGACGCGATGAACCCCGAGGGGCCGCTGTGGGCAAAATCGTTGGATGGTGTGCGTAGCATTGGCTTTTCCGGCGATGGCCGTGTGGTCAACGACGCCGCCGAGGAGATTCTGAAAACGGCGGTGCATGGTGACAGCATGGAAGACACCTTCCAGCTGGTTGTGCCCGCTTGGGGCACATATGAGGGCGTTTTTTCTATCACCTTGCAGCTGGGCGATGATGGCACAGTAACGTTCTCGATCACCGGCGCCAGCAACGGCGCGGTGCAATTCACCACCATGGCGCCTGCCTAAT